AGGAAATAGACCAATTAGTTAAAGATAACAATCTTAGGTATGGGACTAAGAATAATGCAGCCAAATTGATGCGAGAGTGTATCAAATATACAACATTTGTAAAGGGGAATTACAATTTGAAGGTGAATCTTCAAAAACTAGAAATATTTGTAATGTTTCCACGTGGAGAAAATTGGCTATGGGGTTTTTAGTATGGTCTATAGAGTTGTATAGTAGGAAATACATTAAATACTATAGTTCTGGTAAGTCTTTTAATAAAAAAGCTAAAGATAGAAGTAGGATAATAGAAGATTATGGGTCTGATGTAGTATGTTTGTCATTAGATTTTAGCGCTTTTGACTCTACACAACATATAAGTTGGAAAGAAGCTATTGATGACCAACTATATAATTGGGCAATTAAAACAGCTAAAGAAAATAAAGCAGAATCTCCTTATTTTGATTTAGACGACATTAATAAAGTAGTTACTGATCATAGAGCTAAATTACAAGTTGGTAGGTACCAAGATGGGAAATTTCAAGAAATTTGTAAAATTAAACAATTAGGTACAGTACATTCTGGTGATCCTGATACAACTTTAGGAAATACTTGGCGAACATTAGTAATATTTCATTATATGCTAGAAAAAGATTTAGGTTTAAATCAATCTGATTTTACTATAAGGTCATCGGGGGATGATGTAGATATTTATATAAGAAAAGGTAAGTTTGACAGGAAAGCAATAGTTAAAATATTTACTAAATATTTCTTAAATAAAAATAATATAACAGATGACATGTTGAATTCAATACATGGCACAGGTATGATGATGAAAATGGTCAATATTTACGAAGGGGTTGAAAGTGAAAGTTGTTCTACTTTCTGTTTCATGGGCATTTTTGGTGATGTTATGGTAATTAGACAACCACATCGTATGATTAAAACATTAAGTTTTAGGGAAGAAAAGAATAATCAATTAAATGATGAAGAATATACTAATGCTGTATCTCAATGTAACTATGCTTGGGCACATTGTATTGTTGGTTTATCAAGTTTTTTCAAAAAAATTAACAGTATAACTAAACCAACAAAAAAACAACTAAAAGGGAAAGAAAGAAAAATATTAGATGTTTCAGAAACCGAAAAGTGTTATATAAGTTTAATGCTGGATGATGAAGAAGAATTAATCAATGAATATGCATGGGTTAGTACTAATCAATATAAATACACTACAAAAGTAATGAATAAATCAAAAGATAAGTCTATTAGGGCTAGTATTAAAACAGAATCTGCCAAATTCTTAGAAAAATATTACGATATAGATGATGAAGATATCTATAACTTTAAAATGGTTATAAAACAGTCCAAAACAGTTGAAGAGTTATTTACATTATCTAAGGAGACTAGATATATAAAAAAATTAACAGTATAACTAAACCAACAAAAAAACAACTAAAAAGGGAAAGAAAGAAAAATATTAGATGTTTCAGAAACCGAAAAGTGTTATATAAGTTTAATGCTGGATGATGAAGAAGAATTAATC